GTGCCTGTTTCCCTCTCTCCGAAGTCTGGGGTGGGGGTCGATCTTGAGGGGGGACCCCGTGGCTCGGAAGCTGGCTGCGGTCCCTGAGGTGCCTGCTCGGACGTTGCCTGACCTGCGGGCCTCGGTGCTGGCTGCGGTGGCGGACATGGACTGGCTGACGCCGGCGGATCAGCCGCTGGCCGACCTGGCGGTGTCGCTGGCCGATCAGATCGAGGAGTCGGTGGCGCGGGCCGAGGCTCTGGCGGATCTGTTCCGCGAGGTCGAGGGCGATCGGGGCCTGATCAAGCGGCTGCAGCTGCTCGAGGCGCAGTGTTCGGCGGCGAAGATGGTCGGCTGGCTGGGGCCTCAACTGCAGGGTGTCCTACGGGATCTGGCGGGCGCTCCGTCAGCTCGGCGGGCGATGGCGAAGGACGAGCCGACGGGAGGCCGCCTTGCCGAGATCCGCAGCGCCGCCAACCGCGCGACGTCCCCCGCAGCAGCGAAGCGGGCGCCGGCCAAGCGGTCGGCCGCCAAGCGAGCCTCCGGGCGGGCTGGGTAGCACCACTCCGAGGCTGTGGTCACGGCCTCGCGTCAAGGGTCGCCGCGGCCCGTGCGGGTGCGGCTGCGCATTGACCCCGATCACGTCGCTGGGCTTCGCGGTCGCGGACTTCGCGGTCTGGGTCGGCCGGCCGTTGGATCCGTGGCAGCGGTGGCTGGTGATCCATGCGATGGAGCTGCTGCCGGATGGTCGGCCGCGGTTCCGGCAGGTGCTGGTGCTGGTGGCCAGGCAGAACGGCAAGACGGAGCTCCTGGTGGTCCTGAGCCTGTTCTGGCTTGCGGTGCAGCAGGTTCCGCTGGTGCTGGGCACGTCGACGAAGCTGGACTACGCGGCAGAGTCGTGGCGCAAGGCGATCAAGCTGGCGAAGTCGCACCCGGATCTGAGGAGCCTGATCCCACCGAAGGGCGTGCGGCGGGCGAACGGTGAGCAGCAGCTCACGTTCGCCGAGTCGGGCGACGTCGAGGGTGAGGACGCCTGTCGGTACAAGATCGCCGCCAGTAACGACGAGGGTGGCCGGTCCCTGACGGTGCACCGCCTGGTCGAGGACGAGCTGCGCCAGCATCACGACTGGTCGGCTCACGAGGCCGCCGAGAACGCGATGAACGCGGTGCCGGACGCCCAGTCGTGGGCGATCAGCAACGCAGGCGAGCTCCGGTCGGTGGTGCTCAACTCGATGCGGGCCTCGGCGCTCGAGCACCTCGAGAAGGGCGACGGCGACGACCGCCTGGGCCTGTTCGAGTGGTCCGCGCCGGAGGGCGCCGAGGTCGATGACCCGGCGGCTCTCGCAGCCGCGAATCCGAACCTGGGGCACCGGATCGACCCGGACGCCCTGATGGGCAAGGCGATCCGGGCGAAGGCCGCCGGCGGCGAGCAGGAGGCGAAGTTCCGCACCGAGGTGCTCTGCCAGTCGGTGCGTTCGCTGACCCCTCCGAAGATCACGCAGAAGGCGTGGGATGCGGTGCTGGACGCGACGGGTTCGTGGGACGGCCAGTTCGTCGTCGCCTACGACGTGGCGATGGACTCGGCGGCGTCGGCGGTGGCGGTGGCCGGCCGCCGCGGCGACGGGCGGATCCAGGTCGAGGTGCTGCGTCATGCGCCGGGCACCGACTGGGTGGCGGCCTTCGTGGCGTCGGCGGCGGCTCGGCACGGTGGCGCGGCGGTGGTGCGCGCGAACGACTATGCGACGAATCGTGCGATCGCACCGGCCTTGACCAGGGCGGGCTGGGACGTCGACCTGGTCGGTGTCGGCGACTTCGCGGCGGGTTGTGCGTGGCTGGCGCAGGCGGTGGCGGATGAGCAGGTGACGCATCTGGCGGATCCGGCGCTGGCTGCGGCACTGGACGACGCGGCGACGGCGGTTGTCGGGGACGGCGCATGGCGGTGGGCGCGCAAGGACTCCGAGGCGGACATCTCGCCGCTGGTGGCGGTGACGATCGCCGGTCATGGCCTGGACGCCGTGCCTGAGGTCGAGGTCGGCGCCTTCTACCTGTGAGCACCGACAAGACGAGAGACGTGGAGGTTCGATGACCGAGCAGACGTCGCGGCCTTCGCGCCCCCTGATCCTCGCCGTCGCGCTGTTCGCAGCCCTGGCGGCCGCGGCCGGTCTGGTGGTGGCCGGTGTCGCGATGTGGTCGCTTCCGCTGGCCTTGATCGTGGCCGGCGTCCTGCTCGCTGCTCTGGCCGTGCTGGCCCTGGCGGGCAGCAGCTCGTGACGTTCCTGCAGCGGCTCGTGTTCGGCGGGTCGAGTGGCTCGTTCGTCCAGCCCGAGTACTGGGACGCACCGGTGTGGTTCGGCAGCATGTCGGCGGATCGGGAGCGGGTCGACACCGACTTCGAGGCGCTGGTCGAGGGCGTCTACCGCAAGTCGGGGCCGGTGTTCGCGGTGATGGCGGTCCGGCAGCTGGTGTTCTCCGAGGCCCGGTTCCTGTGGCGGGAGCCGGACGGCGACGGCGGCGGCTGGTCGGACCTGTTCGACTCGCCGGAGCTGGATCTGCTGCGCACGCCGTGGCCGGGTGGGACGACGGGCGAACTGTTGGCCCGGATGGATCAGGACGCTTCCCTGGCCGGCAACTCGTGGTGGACGACGGTCGACGACTTGGGCCGGTTCGGGGCGGCGGCGAAGGGGCCCGGGCTGCGACTGTCGAGGCTGGTGCCGTCGCGGGTGGAGATCGTGATCGACTCGGCGACGCATGACCCGACGGCGCCGGACGCGAAGCCGGTCGCCATCTGGTACCGGACGAGCGCGTTCGCCTCAGGTGGCGTGCTGCTACTGCCGAACGAGTACGCGCATTTCTCGCCGATCCCGGACCCGGGCGCCCGGTTCAGGGGCATGTCGTGGCTGACGCCGATCCTCGAGGACGTCGGCGCCGACCAGGAGGCGTCGCGGCACAAGCGGCAGTTCTTCAAGCGCGGTGCTCAGCTGCAGCACGCGATCACGTTCGTGAAGGACACTCAGCCGGCTCAGATCGCCGAGTTCCGCAAGCGGTTCGCCGCCGACTATGCGGGCAGCGGGAACGCCTACAAGACGCTGGTGCTCACCGGCGGCGCGGACATCAAGGCGATCGCCGCGGACCTGAAGCAGATCGACTTCGCGAACGTGACGTCGGCGGGGGAGACGCGAATCGCTTCCGCGGCGGGGGTTCCACCGATCCTGGCGGGCTTCTCGCAGGGCCTGGAATCGAGCACCTACAGCAACTACGGGCAGGCGCGTCGCCGGTTCGCGGACGGCACAGCCAGGCCGTGGTGGCGGATGGCGGCGGCAACCCTCGACCGCGTCGTCCCGCAACCGAGGAGCCGGCCGAAGGCTTCGCTCTGGTACGACGACCGCGACATCGCGTTCTGCCGCGAGGACCAACGCGACGCCTCTGAGATCCAGGGCCGGGAGGCGGAGACGATCCGCACTCTCGTCGACGCCGGCTACACGCCCGATTCGGTGGTGGCCGCGATCCGCCAGAGCGACTGGCGGCTGCTCGAGCACTCGGGCGCGTATTCGGTTCAGCTGCAACCGCCGGGGGCGACACCTCTGGCCGATGGGAGTGCTGCGTGAGCACCAAGTCTCTGCACCGCGTCGAGGTGAAGGACGCCGACCGTGGCGAGGTCACGGCGGTGTTCGCGACCCTCGGCGTGAAGGACTCCGACGGCGACGTGACGCTGCCCGGCGCTTTCGAGGACGGCGCCGAGGTGGTCATCTCGGCCTACGGCCACACGTCCTGGCAGGGGCTTCTGCCAGTCGGCAAGGGCACGATCCGCGAGGTCGGCGACGAGGCGATCCTGAGCAGCCAGTTCTTCATGGACACCCAGGCCGGCAAGGACACCTTCACAGTGGTGAAGAACCTTGGGGCGCGGGGTGAATGGTCCTACGGGTTCGACCCGGTCAAGTACTCCTTCGGCGAGCACGACGGGGAGCAGGTCCGCTTCCTGGAGTCAGTGAAGGTCTTCGAGGTTTCCCCGGTGCTCCTGGGCGCCGGGGTCGGTACCCGCACGCTGGCTGCGAAGGCGTCCGGCCTGCGGTTCGGTGACGACGTCTCCGCGGTCCTGGCCGAGGTGGATCGGATCACTGTGCGGGCCGCGGACGTCATGGCGATGCGGGCCGAGAAGGGCAAGGGACTGTCCGAGGACTCCAGATCGCTTCTGGAGCAGCTGCATTCACGGGTGAAGGCACTGCAGACGGTCCTCGACGAGCAGGTCGGCGAGACCGAGGCGTCGCCGTTGCGCGCCGCGATCGAGGCCGAGTTCCTGAGGTTCACCCGCCCCCGGGCCTGAGCCCGCCCTGCCCCGATCTCCCCTCTATCCCAACCGACTTCCGTAGGAGGAAGCGCGATGTTCCCTGCACTGAAGGAGGCCGAGGCCAAGCTCTCGGCGAAGCAGTCCGAACTGAAGACCATCTTCGACGAGGCGGGCCCCGAGCTCGACATGTCGAAGGTCACCTCAGTGAAGGGCGACTCGGCGGCCATCGTCGAGCACATCCGAGCCCTGAATGCCGAGCTCGACGACCTGGGCGTGAAGGCCGGCGAGCTGCGCGAGATCCAGTCCGCCGCAGACCGCGCAGCCCGGATCCCGGGTCAGCGGGAGTCGGGCGACGACCGCAAGAGCGACGAAGCCGGGCATGAGTCGAAGCCGTCGACCAAGTCGATCGGCGATCTGTTCACCGGGTCGGACGCCTACAAGCTGAAGTCGCGAGGCCGGTCCGACGGGCCGGCGTCCTCGCTGGACGTCGAGCTGAAGACGCTGATGACGAACACGGCGGGCTGGGCGCCGGAGGTGACCCGGACGGGCCGGGTGGCCGAGTTCGCCTACCGTCCGGTGCAGATCACCGACCTGATCCCGACGACCACCACGGGCCAGGCCGCGATCCAGTACATGGAGGAGACCACCTTCACCAACGCGGCTGCGGAGACCGCGGAGGGTGGCACCTATCCGGAGTCGGCGCTGGCGCTCACCGAGCGGACCGAGCCGGTGCGGAAGATCACGACCTGGTTGCCGGTGACCGACGAGCAGCTCGAGGACGAGCCGCAGGTGCGCGGTTACATCAACAACCGGCTGCCGCTGTTCCTGCAGTTGCGGCTGGACTCGCAGATCGCCAACGGCAACGGCACTGCGCCGAACCTGCGGGGCCTGCTCAACGTGGTCGGCGTGCAGACGCAGGCCGCGGGCGCGGACACCACTCCGGACGCGATCTACAAGGCGCTGACGAAGATCCGGGTGACGGGCCGGGCGACCCCGGGTGCGGTGATCGTGCACCCGACGAACTGGCAGACCGTCCGCCTCATGAAGACCACGGACGGGCAGTACATCTGGGGCCACCCGTCCGAGGCGGGTCCGGAGCGGATCTGGGGTCTGCCGATCGCGATCTCGGACGTCGTTCCGGCGGGTACGGCGATCGCCGCGGACTTCGCCGCTCACACGGAGCTGGCGATCCGGCGGGGCATCGACGTCCAGATCAGCAACTCGCACGGCACGTTCTTCGTCGAGGGCAAGCAGGCGATCCGGGCCGACATGCGGTGCGCGCTGGTCGTGTACCGGCCGACCGCGATCTGCACGGTCACGGGCCTGACCTGATCCGGTGCGGGGTGGCCCGCCCGGTTCCCTGGTGGCCGGGCCGGGCGGGCCGCCTCCCACCTTCCTGATGTGCTGGTTTCCGTTGCGGGAGAGGACTTGTGATGGCGCGTATCTATCGGACCGAGGACGGCCGACACGTCCCGGAGGGCGACCTGGACGCTGCGGTCCTGGCGTTCGGGGAGGACGACCAGGTGCCGGACGAGGTGCTGGCCGAGCTCGGCGCCGCGGCAGGGACGCCGACCGCGCCGGTCGACGACGACCTGCCCATCGACGAGGCGCCCGCCGAGCCGGCCGAGAAGCAGGCTCCTGCGCCGCCGAACAAGGCTCGCCGCGCCGCGGCGAACAAGTCCGGGGCCTGACAGTGCCGACGCTGACGACCACGGAGCAGGTGCTGTATCAGGGCCCTGCGGCGACGGTGACGGTCGCGACGTCGGGCGCGGTCCCGGCGTGGATCCGCTGGGAGGGCCACCTGGAGCAGGTGGCCCAGTCGAATCCGCCGCTGGCGATCGCGACGCAGGGGCGCACGATCTACGGGGCGACGAGGTCGGGAACGACGGACGTGACGGTGACGCTGGGCGCTCCGGGGCATCCGGAGGGCGGTAGCGGGGTCACGGTCGACGGCGGGACGCCCTGATGGCGTACCCGCACGGCATCGACGCGATGCCGACATTCACGAACGGGGTCAGCCCGACCGATCCGACGCCGTCCGCGGTGCTGGACGCGGCGGAGATGACCCTGATCGCGGGGGCGATCACGCGGATCCAGCAGACCCTCGGCATCGACCCGGCCTCGGGCAGCCTCTCAGTGGCGGATCGACTGGCATCGATCGAGCAGGTCCTTCAGGGCAAGGCCAGCGCGAGCGATGCGGTCACCGAGGCTGAGCTGGCGACCGCCCTCGAAACCATGGTCGACGCGGCGACCCTGACTGCCGCCCTGGCCCCTCTGGCGCCGATCGAATCGCCGGACCTGACCGGGGCACCGACCGCGCCGACCGCAGCTCCCGGAACGGCCACGACCCAGCTCGCAACCACAGCTTTCGTCGCCCAGGCGCTGGGCGACATCGATGGAGGGACTCCCTGATGCCTCGCACAGCGATGATTCGGCCGCGGCGTGGAACTCGCGCGGAGTGGGCCACTGCGGAGGTCGGGGGGCCCGCACTGGCTCCGGGCGAGATCGCCCTGGTTGATGGCAGCTTCGTCCTCGGTGACGGGGTCAAGAAGGCGGCCGATCTCGCTCCGGTTGGGAGCACTGCCTTCGCCTCGCGCTACCTCGCCGCGGGGACCGCCGGGCAAACGGCGCCGCTGCTCGGGAAGCTGCGCCGCGGCGTCGAGGACGCGGCGATCCTCGTCCTCGGTGACAGCACCGGCAACGAGACCACGGAATGGGTCTATCTGTCGGCGGTGGCGCTGGCCGCGCGGTTCCCGGCATACACCGTCAACTACTACCTGTGGGACGTCGCAGGCGGCAGCACCGCCTACGGCGCCGCGACCGTGATTCAGACCGGCAGCGGCGCGAAGGTCCTCAACGTCTACAACGCGTCCGTGGCCGGTGCCACGACGCGCTACTTCTACGGCTCCCGCTGGGCGGTCGCTGTCGAGGCCGTCGACCCCGACCTCGTACTGGTCTCGATCGGCCACAACACCGGGGACCCGCTGAGCACCGGCGGTGGATCGTCAACCACGGAGCAGAAGCTTTTCAACGGCTTCCGCACGTACCTGCTGGAAGTCTGTGAAGAGATCGCAGCGCGCCGGCCGTCCGCTGGCGTGTGCATCGTGGCGCAGAACCCAACGACGACACCGGGTCGTGAGGCGTGGCAGGGCATCAAGGCGTCGGTGGGGCAGCGGTACGCGATGGAGCGGGGCCTGGGCTTCCTCGACGTGCACCAGGCGTTCCTTGACCACGCCACCGCGAACGGCGTAACTGTCAACTCCCTGCTCAGTGACGGGGTCCACCCGACCACGGCTTCGCAGGCGGGCATCTGGGTGCCTGTCGTCGATGCCGCCCTGCGTGCCGAGACGCAGTCTGCCGGCCTGACCCGCCAGCCGTCAGCGCTGCTCTGCAAGGCGACGAACCTCGTCCTGAACGGCGACCTGTCGGCGTGGGCTGGAGCCACGCCGAACTCGTGGACGCTCACCGGGGCGACGCTGACGAAGGAGACGGCGTCGTTCTACGTGCGGGGCACCTACTCGGCCAAGTTCGACGTGCCGGCCTCCGCGGGCACGATGTCGCTCGCGCAGACGGTGACTCTCGGGGCGGGCGGGATCAAGTACGTGCAGGGGCAGCTCATCACCGTGTCGGCCCTGGTCTACGCCCCCGCCGGGACGACGATCGTCCCGGCACTGACGGTGCAGGACTCAGGCGGGTCGGCCACGCAGTCACGGACCGACATGGACATCACTAACCAGACGGGCCGGTGGGTCTGGATGCACGCAACGAAGGCGGTCACTGCGGCCTCTACCGCCATCAGCGTGACGTTCTTCCCCCGGATCAGCGGCAGCGCGGCGGGGACGGTCTACCTCCAAGACATCAAGGCCACCGTCGGCGGACTGCCCTCCTGCGGCTTCTGACCCGCGCGGCATAGCAGCGACTACGTGACGCCTCCCGGGGCCGGGGATCATGGCGGGCTAGGATGGCGTCGAACAGGGAGGTACGCCCATGGCCGCATGGTCCACCGTCGCGCAGGTGCTCACGCTGACCGCGGCCACCGTCGGCGATCTCCCAAGGTGTGGCGGCTGAGCCTGCATGGCCACCCTCGGTACTGCTGTTCTGGGCTGGACCGTCCTCGGCCAGCCAGACCTGGTCGCCGGCTGGGGCCAGACCGGCCTGGTCACCCTCGACGACCTGCGCCGCCACCTGAACCTGACCACGGCCGGGAACGACGAGGAGATGCAAGCCCTGCTTGACGATGTGATCGGCATCCTGGAAGGCGAGACGAGCAGGCCCCTGCCGGTCAGCGACATCCAGGTCAGGGCCAGCCGCGGTGCCGACCAGCACCTGACACTGCCTGCAGTGCCGTGCCCGTGCCCCACGTGCGGGCGACACGCGCACATGGAGCTGCTGTCGATGAGCATCGACGGCACCACCTGGCCCGCCACCGACTACCGGCTCGACGGCCCGGTGCTGTCCTGGACCGGGACGCCGTCCGGGGCGGTCAGCTACGCCGACGAGGGGATCACCGTCGTCTACCGCGCCGGGTACACCTCGACGCCGCCCTGGCTGCGCCTGGCCGTCCTGCGCCTCGCCGAGCACCTGTGGCAGCAGACGCAGCAGGCGCCGCACCCGGCGCTCGGGCAGGTCGGCGGCGGCTTCGACGAGTCGCAGCCGAGCACGCTGTCGTACCTACTGCCGTACCAGGTGGCCTCGCTGATCGACCGGCACCGGGTCCTCGGATGACCGCGGCCCCGCTCGTCGACGCCTACCTGGTCGACGTCCTGCTCCCCGAGATCTACCCGAGCGGCGTCACGATCCTGCGCGGCTCGCCCGGCACGACGACCACCGCGGACGTCGTCTCCCTGCAGTCGACCAGCGTCGACGACGTCCAGGTGCAGATGGGCCCGCAGCGCCGCCACGACGAGACCATGACCGTGACGCTGCTGCTGTCCTGCTTCCGCAGTGGCAACTACCGCGCCCAGCAGGTCGCCGACGAGACCGCCTGGACGATGCTCGCCGCCCTGCGCGACGGGCTCCGCTTCGACCGGACCCCGAACATGGCCGGCGCCGTCCGGCACGCCGTCGTCTCGTCCTACAGCCTCGCCCGCGAGGACGACCCCGCGGTGCTCGCCAAGGGCCGCGTCGCAGTCATCACGGTCACCCTCACCATCAAGGCCCGCAACTGACCCCGGAGGCCCCCCCATGACCGACGTCCCCGCCGTCCGGCTGCGGTGCATCTCCCCGCTCGGCGCCCGCGACCTGAGGCACGTCCCTGAGGTCGCCCGCATCGTCGAGGTCGGTGAAGAGATCACCGTGCCCGCCGAGGTCGCCGGCGTCCGCGCCGGCACCTACCGGCCACCGACCGAGGCCGAGCTCGAGGCGTACAACGCCGGCATCCTCGGCGGCATCCGCACCCGCGGAGACGACACCGGCCCCGACGGCGAAGAGCGCCCCCTCGAGGTCCGCGACCCCGGCACCGGATTGCTCGCCCAACCCGAGCACTGGGAGCCCCTCGACGGCGCACCTGCCGTCGTCGACCAGGACGACGACGAGGCGCAGATGCCCCCCGAGGTCCCCACCGCCGACGAGGCTTCCGACGGACCCGCCGAGGACGCCAAGCCGGCGAAGCGTTCCCGCGCCGCCGCCCAGTAGCCGCACAACCCGCACGGCCACCCTCCACCACCCGCCGAATCCCGCTGTGAGAGAGGGTCTTTCGCCATGCCCACATCCGCTGACTGCTCCGTCGCCTGGGCGAAGGAAGTCACCTACGGGACGTTCGTCGCCCCGACCCGTGCGACCGAGTTCCTCACCGAGTCCCTGGGTTGGGAGAAGCAGGTCAACCAGGGCCAGGGCATGCGGGTCGGCTCGATCGTCGACCGGGCCAGCCGCCGCGCCATGACCAGCGCCTCCGGCGCCGGCGACCTCGACATGAACCTCGCATCCCGAGGCCTGGGCGTGCTGTGGGAGAACCTGCTCGGCTCCTCGGTCTCCACCGTGGTGTCCGGCGCGACGTACCAGCAGCTGCACAAGCTCGTCTCGACACAGGGCAGCCTGTCGGTGCAGAAGGGCATCTACAACGCCGGCACCGACGCGATCGACGCCTTCTCGTTCTCCGGCGCCCTGGTGCAGTCGGTGGAGATCGATTCCCCGAACGGGGAGGACATCAAGGTCAAGTGGACCTTCGACATTCGGGACCTGTCGACCGCCGCGGCCTACGCCGCGGTGACCGGCCTGTACCCGGCCGCCACCGCCGATGAGGCCTACGGCTTCCGGCACGCGGCCTTGTCGGTCGGCGGCACCCTTACCGCGCCCACCACGACGGCCCTGGCGTCCAGCACCGGCGCCGTCTCCGGCTGTCTGCGCAGCTTCAACCTGAAGATCGAGCGGGACCTCACCGAGAACGGGTTCTGCTTCGGGCAGGGCGGCCGCAAGTCCAAGCC